CCAGGTCTAGTTGAAATAATATTAGATGAAATACCAACATTATCAATTAAAAATTGACTTCCTGTAGGTAAGTTATAGGTTACGTTAGTATTATATACCCAAGGAGCTCCAGTAACTTGAACACTATCAGTTCCATTTTCATCATATTCGATTTTAGCATCTTTACTATCACCGAAAGTTAGAAACTGGTCATCTGGAATTACAACTTCTCCAGATCCATTTGTCCTAACAACAATATCGCCATCAGTATCATTGGATGAAAGAGTATTTCCATCTAATGTTAAATTATCTACTGTCCATTGGTCTACTCTAGGAAGACGACTAATCGCTCCTGTTCCTCCAGGATTTCCACCATTCTCTGTAAGGAGAAGTGGAATAAAACCATTTGCTGGGGTTGTTGGGTTATCTTGACCCGCAATTAAACCCGGAGCAATACTTAAAAGATCTGTGTAATATCTACCACCAATTAGTTGTGGGTTTTGGGAGTTATCTCCAGCAAATACCCTTCCACCTCTATTACCATGCGTGCCGACGCCAATAGTAACAGCAAGTTCACCATAATTTAGAGTACTGGGTGCAGAAGTACCAGTAGATCTTTTGACTCTAATGATACTTGCCATTAGAATGAGCCTCCATTAATATCTAAATTCTGTGTAGTTCCTGGTGTTAACTCTAGAGTTGCATCAAATTTATTAGTAGTGGAGTTATATACAAGAACCATACCGTTCTCTAATCCACTACTAATATTAACATCACTTAAACCGGCAAGAGTTCCGGAAGTATCTCCGGTAATTGAAGAAACAACTTTAATTGCGTTTTGTTGGCCTACTCTTACTTTTATATCAGGCATATGATCATACCTAGTCGATAATTATCAGGATCTAAAATATATTTATACTCCTTAGACTCCTTAGAATCCTAGTTTACCAATAACCTCTTGTTGCTTGAGATAAAGTTTCACATACATTTTACATAAATTTCTTAATTCTTCAATATCTCTACATTCGTCAATCTCTCTAGCTTGTTTTTCATATTCAAATGATTTAGATACCGAGTCTAAAGTAATTTCATTTGGATTTTCCATCGATTAACTCCATAAGTAAGTTTTTAATCTGTTGAACATCTTTTTTTAATTCAGATATTTCATTTTTTTGATTTTGACGTTCTTTTCTCATTTTAATATATTGATTATATTCAAATGTGTCACAATTAACAATTGCACCCGAATTTTGGTCTCGGAATAAATTTTTATGTCCATCAACGGGTATCATGCTAGTGCAATTGCTCTTAGATCTTGGAATATTGGTGCATATGCCTCATTATCCCCACTCATAACTATTTTAATTGAGAATCCTGTAAAAGATTCTAAATTATCTGCTGTGAATTGATACTCTAAGAATTCATTTTGCACACTTGCTCTAGTTTGCACATCAGGTAATCCATCATTTAAGTATGTATCTATTACGGAATCGCCAATACCATCACCGTCCGTATCTCTTAAATTATTATATCCTGGAAATAGTTCATATGTTTGTTCAACTTCACTTGAATCTGGTCTGATTAACTTATAAAAAACTCTAAAATCACTAGAAGAGTTTCTATATGCAGTTAATAAAACTTTTAATGAAGATGCTGGTTTATCTAAATTAACTATATTGGAAATATATGTTGATGCATGAGGATCATCTATATTTTGCTTAACCCTCGGGTCAGTAATATAATTAGTAACAGGCATATCCAATCTATTTCTAATGAATGCGAATGTTGCAGATTCTGTTAAATCAATTACAGGTGACAAACTGGAATTGTTAGTTTCCATTCTTATACCAAGTGTTAATGATCTGCTTCTGGTTAATGTTGATAGTTGATCAGTTTCATTTATTCTTGAGCAAACTAGTCTTGGTGTGGAAAGTCTGTTTGGTTCATTTAAAGATACGCTTTCATATCCTTGATCAATAAATGATGCTTCATTTCCTCCTGCACTTGTTCCGGAAACAGTTCTAAGTGTTGCAGAAACATTAGTATTTTCTGGATTGATATAATTGAAGTATGGAATTATTTCATTAAATTGTATATTTTGTGTTGCTCTACAATTATTTCCACCAAAAGATCCAAAACTAGCAAAATTCAACATATTAGAACCACTATTTTTATTAGCAGGTCTAACAAATTCAACATGATACTTGTCAATTTCTCTAGCACTAACTAGAACTTGATCTGTTGGCATATCATGTGAATTATTAATTCTAGTTAATGAAACTCCATTAAGTTCATATTTTCTAATAGAATCGCCATTTGAATGATTTCTAATAATTGACTCATTTTCTCCACGAGTGAGAAGCACAATAGATCCAACATTTACTCCACTATAAGAAATAATCTCATCATTTACAATAACATATCCAGGATTACTTCCAGTAACAGGAGATCCTTCAAAGGTAGTGAAGTTTGAAGTATTTGCAATAGATATTGTAGTGTTTGTTGAGACAATGGTTGCCGATAAAGTTGTTGATGGAGTATCTGGTTGAATTCCACTAATATTTACTTTATTTGTATTGGAATGCATACCATGATTGTAATGACTAACCTCTAACACATTTCCAGTGTTTAAATTGCTAGAAATTGCGGAAGATCTAACGATTGTTCCTGCCATAGCAACTAATGTGCTATCATTATAATATGATACATCCTGATCTGTTCCAAATGTTTCGCCCCGAACATTTGTTAGGTATAAAGTATCGATATTTGGAACATTGGTAACAACAATAGATGCATTTCTTCCAGAATTACCAGATGAAGCAGTTGTAATACCCAACAAATCTCCATTTCTATAACCATTTCCAGTTGCTGCCACAGCAACACTATCAATTTGATTATTTGCAACCGTAATATTTACAGTTGCTCCAAATCCTTTGCCATTGATTGTATAAAGAGGAACTCCATTATAAGATCCATTCGAATAACCAACACCAACATTACCTACAGATACTGTGTCAATATTTCCACCTAAAGATTCGATAATTCCAGTATTTGAACCTTCTGCAACTTTGGTGCCTACAGTTAGGATATTTTGGAGAGCATATGTTGTTGAAATACCAACATCTAACTTTCTTGGTAAAGTCTTTATTGGGTTATTGGAAAGTTTTGGAATATTTGTATCAATAGTAGCATACGTGCTTCCAATAGAAATTGCTGGATTATGGAAGTATGCAGTTCCAGATGAAGATGCGAATTGTGCTTTATAAATTCTAAATTTTAAATCTTGAGAAATTACAGGTTGCCAAACAGATCCATTTTGAGGTTTAAATAAATTTCCTCCTGTATACTGATTAGAATAAATGACCTGATCTGCATCGGGATATGATTGAGTAGAAACCGTTGGTTGATTAGTCTCACCAATCCAAACTTCATAATCTTCGGAAGTTGGGCAGTATATTGTCAATGCATACTGTTTATTGGGTTGTACATATAATGGAGATGGTAAAGCAACCCTAGTAGGAACTGATCCATCAGTAGATGTTGTAATTTCTGATGGAAGAATACCAACTCTAGCATAATCTTGAATCAACTTATTCTTGGGTGTTCCACCAATATCAGTTTCTCTAATTTCAACAAACACTTTTTCGGTAGAATCTTTTTGACCAAAATATAAATCAAGTTCAGTTATAAATCCACCAGTATTATCTGATCTAAATGTTTGTGAAAGTGGATCTCTCCTCAAAGCATTCAATGGAAGTGCTTGTGGCGATTTTCTAACTACAATACTTTCTGTATAGGTCTCAGAACTTAAAATTCCAGATGAATAAAATGTTGCTTCTGTAAATTTAACGTTATTATTACTTGAGTTTGAACTGCTGGTAGACAATTTGAAGGTTTTGGTTCCATTCCTAAATGTAGTTGCAGGAACTGGAGATCTTAGGGGATTTTTGATGAATAAACATCCAATTAAATCACCAACAACATCAGTTGTAAGAGATTGAGCATTTACTGTTGCCTGACCAGAACTTGTTTCTCCAATTAAAATCATTCCTTCAAAAACATAACCATAAAATCTTCCTTCAGAATCATCTGATAATGAAAAAGTATCGATATTAATTGTTGGAGTTGATGAGGAATATACAGTTGCTAAATCTAATGCTGGTGTATATGGATTCTTTTCATATACTGATGAAGGAGATGAATATGGACCAGTCTTATGATTTGCACTTGCTAATCTAAACGATGCTACCTTAACACCATCATTATATCCATATACAGTCTCTCCTGCTAGGAAAGATCCACTAGACATAGTGACTTGCAGTAATTTTGGTATGACATCAATATTTGAATTGCCGCCAAAGAAAGCATAATGATTTGTTGATGGTTGCAAAGCAGAAGCAGTAAACTCAATATTTCTAGATCTTAGTTTATCTGATGATCTAGAACTAGTTAATAAATTTGCAATGTATGAATTTGACCAATCACTTTGAGTTTTGACAATATTACCAGATCTGACATTGAGAGTTTTTACCCAAGTATCTGATGAAGGTCTTAACTTAATATTTCCATTATAATTTTCTACACCAAATGGATTAACTTGCTGACTCTGAGTTGCAAAAGTTTGTTGTATATCAGTCCATAAAGTTGAAGAATAATTTAATGTAACTAGATCGCCAGTTTTTTTGACATTTGGATCAGTTAAAGTAAAATTAGATGAAAAGTCCAGAGTATCAGTGTTTTCAGTAGTGGTTGGTGCTAACTGAGATTTTAATGAAGAGAATGAAATGTCGGAACGCAATTCATCAGATGCTAAATCTACTGTTGTATTTGCATCTGGATTATCAATATCAATAAATGTGGTTCCCTTAAAATTATCTACAAAGAATCCAGATTTAAACCTGGATAAACCATCTACATCTTGTATTTGTAGTGACTGAGTGCTTAATTCTAATAATGTTAGAGATGTTACTTTTTCAACATTTTCTAATCGATCTTCAATATTACGAAGATCGCGCATAGTATAACGCTTATTATTAGTAAGTTTTATTTTTACATCGTCAGGATTATATAAGTATGCTGGCAACTCAAGAGTTGCTAATTCCATTGATTCGTCAATTTTACCGGGTTTTACTGGTGAGGCAGATGAAACTCCTTCAATATGATTAATAGTGCCACTCTTATTCAATACAATTTTATCTATTCTAGGCAGGTAATATGAATAACCAATTATAGAACTTTCATTTGGTGCAACAACTAATGTTGAATTAGATCCTACTGATCCAAAATCTCTACTAGAGAATGCAAATGGTGAAGCATTAGTTGCCGAGAAAGGTGAAACTCTTGGTCTAAAATCTAAAGTATCTGTTGCTCGAACTCCACCCTTAAGTTTTGGAATATCTGATACATACCTCTCATTATTATAACTATTAACACTAAAGACATCTCCACTATCACTAGTAGGAACCTTATAATAATCAAAAATGATCATTAATCTTTTAGATGGAATGAATGCATCTGATTTTCTAATAATTCTAGAATAATCGCAATATTGTTCTCTATGTCCTTTATCCAAATTATAATCGTCAGTTTTATTAGTATAATTTCCATTACCAATAGATAATACTGCAGATCTTATACCAGAGTCTTCAAAAGAAACAGTTTCATTTGGAGCAAACTTTTCAGAATTTAAATAAACAAATTCAATTTGGGATGCAGATGTTTTAGTGACAATTTGACCAACAGCACCACTACTCTGCCCAATAACTTTTTCACCGAGAATTGCAGTATTATTTAAATTTAATCCGGCAGAAAAATTGAGATTATCTAATACAACACTAGCATCATCTAGTGACTCATATATAGCGATGATTTTACAAACATCAGGTAAATTTAGCGAAATCTCACTATCTTCAACACGAAGACCATGATAAGCGTTATATGTTAAACCATTGGTGCTAGTGCTAACACCAGAATTTGTATTCGAAACTTCTATTTTCTCACTCTTAATATAATTTTTTTGTTTATTAACAATACCAACTTTTTTGACTATAGTATTCACTAAAACATTGTTTTGATTTGGAATTAATCCGTTAATAGTCACATCTTGAGAATTTGCTGATACTACAACCTGATCGGATGATAGATTTGCGGATGTTCCATTGCTATAAAAAACAGCATATCTATCTTGAGCATATGGTTCAAAGAAACAACTAGTAATACCAACATCAGTTCGATCAACTGTTAAACTTCCATTATTATCTGTCGATTTACCATTTGCTTGTCTCTGAACTAACAGATTTGATCCAGTAAATGATACATTAGATACATTTTTAGAATTTATCTCAGAATATAAATGTGATTTATCTGAATTTCTAATATCTGGAGTGATAATTTTGAAGTTATAAGTTCCACTTACAACACCACTTAATGCTACGCCTTGCACAGCAGTTGTGCTCGCCAAATTAATAGATAAAGTGTTAGTTGAAATACCCGATACTCTATTTAATGTTGGATATTCATTACCAGGTCTTTGATATTTAATTATAGTATCAGTCGTAATGCCAGAAAAATTTCTGCCAGCAACTGTGGCAATACCAGATTGATTTGATGATGCACTAATCGTTAAGGAATCGGAAATACTAAAATTCTTAGGAATTGTTTCTATACCGATAGTATCACCACTAAAATTAACTGCTAATCCATTTCCGCCACCAGTAGATTGAAATACTGATTTAATATCTTTGGGTCCAAAAACTTTAATAGATGTAATTGATCTGCTAAATGAATCTACAAATTCTACACCATTTAAACTGGAAACCTCAATTTCTTCACTAGTTGCAAAAGATCCAGAAGTTTGTGAAATAGTGATAACTGATCCATTTTTTGAATGAACATAACCAGTCGCACCACTTTGCTTACCCCTCACAATAGAATCTACTGGTACATCATTAGCATTTGATACTGAAGATGTTAATTGTAATTCTGTAAAAGTTTGAATATCATAAAGATAAAGATTCCATTCATTTTGTTGAGTAAACTCATTTGCATCTGAAAGAGAGAATGAATAAACTCTTGCAACACCAACTTGTGTTCCAGTTCCTGAAGTATTATTTTCTTTTCTTTGACTAAAAAGATTTACTGAAAAATTATTATTAATTCCGATACTAGGTGTTCCTTCAACATTATTGAGTTTAACTTTATTTCCCATTTCAAATGGGATTAATGCAGTAGGTATACTTTCAGTTGCTCTTGGTTTTCTAACATCTAAAATAGAAGATGAAGTTTTTTCAATATCAAAACCACGAACATATGCCTTTCCTGGAGAAACTTTAACTGCTAATAAATTTTCTTCTGGTACATTTCCTTGTTCTGTAACTTGATTTGAAAAGTATACACCATCAGATCCTAATCTGTCATTAAGACAATTATCAATCTCAATATTGAACTGATCTACTGCATAATCACCAGATTCTTCGAAAGTTCTTTTAGCAAGGTAATCTCTAACTTGAGAATATGTACTACTATCTTGAATTTTTTTAACAACACCATCATTTACTCTGAGAAGTTCAACAAAATCCTTATCATCCGTATCAGTTAATCTTTTTTTAGATAATTTTGCTGTAATTTTTAGTCTATCTGCACCGGGAGCAGCATAGTTTGAAAATCCTCTAGCATTATCATATAATGAGTTATCTTCCTGTGCATCAACTATACTTTCACTAATAGATAGACCAACTCTATAAGAAGGTGCATTTGAGTATTGATCTAAAATTAATGTATCTGCAGAAATATTGAGAAAATGTCCTCTTATAAAATAAGTTCCATCTAAAATTGAAACTGAAGATGCAGTAAATGCCGATTCCGAATTGATTGTGCTACCAAAAGTATCCCCGGAAGGTATTGTTGTATTTCCGTAAGTTAAATTATCTAAGACAACCAGAGTTTCTGCATCTCTAAATTGACTGATATTAAAACTAGAGTCAGCACTAACGTATTTTACGTATAAAGTATAATCACCAGTATCTGATTCATTATTTTTTAATACTTTTTGAACAACTGCAGTTAACTGTGAGATCTGCCCCTTTATTCTTTTACCAACTAATTGATCAATATATAACCCAACACTTAGTCCAACATGAGTTGGATTAATTTTTACTGCATAATATGATGGATTGTATGTAATATTACCTGGTATTACAATAGATCCATCTTTAAAAAAGTGGTTTCCAAAAGTGCTAACTTGATTTTGTAAACTACTCTGAAGAGATGTCAGTTCCCTTGACTGAACTGGATATCCTGGTTTGAAAAGGATCCTATAAAAATTATTATTTGGATCAAAATCATCAAAATATGGGGAAACATTTAAGTTTGATTTTTGTGACATCTTTAGAATTCCAGTATGATTTTAATATCTTCTTTTTGTCTTTGGTTTCGATTTACCCGAGGTCTATTATCAATGTAAATAATATCCCCTGATCCTTTATTTATCTCAGGTAGAGAGATGCCATTTGTAAACTGAGTTGCTAAGTTAACATTTTTTGTTGATGAGATGGAAGTTGTTATTCCAGTGAAGTTTTGATCAATTGTTCCACTAAAACTATTATTTGACGTTATAGTTCCACCATTTTTTATAAAGGAAACTTTTTTTGCTTCAGATACAATGGTTTTAGAATCTTTTTGATCTAAAGATCCTGGATTAAAATATAAAGATCTATCTTGGAAATACTTTAGAACTTTAGTTTGTTCATCATATGATGCCATATATCCTGTTGCAGTTCCAACTCCAATTACTGACTGATAAATTCTATTCCCCGGAGCAGCATCTTCTGGGTTTGAAACAGATGATAATTTAAATCCACCTAAATTAGAAAATTGACTTTCTTGAAAAATTGAAGATGCTGATCCAATTCTTGCTGGATTTTTAATAATACCAATTTGAGAAAATCTAGTATCTATTGGAAAATCTTTTGTTGAAGAATCAAATCTCGAATAAACAAGAACTCGATCAGTTCCTAATTCATTGTAAATATCATAACCATGGCCTCTTGATGGGGGAATGATTGGTATTAGGTGTGCAAACCCAGTTGCTCCAGAATTTATTGTTGATAAATCAACTCTTCCATATGAATATCCACTTCCTCCCGCAGATACAGTTGCTGAAACTATTTTTCCACCAACAACATTTACAACTGCTTTTCCACCTACACCATCACCAAGAATGTCTAATTCTGCATCAGTTGTATTATATCCAGAACCTTCAGATTGAACATATATTTTTTTAATCTGATTTTCATTAATTGTTGAGTCTCCATTATCTCTTACAGATACTATTTGAGAATCTGTAGTAGTATCCCAATTATTTGGAATTGGAATATATTCGATAGAATCAAATTTTATAATATCGCTAGGAGATACCGTAAAAAGATATTTCCAAGTATAACCATCTCCACTTTCACCCGCCCTAGAAGGTTCTAAATCAACAAAAGTAGGTTCATCCTGCGAAAAATTACCCCCAATATTAGTTCCCGATGCTCCATTATCAATACAAACATATACACGAAAATCGCTGTTCATTACATAATAATTTGCATCATATAATCTTGTAGAATTTGTTTGTGGTGAAGGATTTGAAACACTATAATCATGTCTATACATTTCATATACAGTCCCTTGCGACCAATCAACTCTTCTAACTAATCTCCTGATATCATTAGTAGTAATTCTCTTACCAAAAATCATTGTATCTTTTACATGATTTAAATATGTAAAATTGTCAATAGGTGATGGAGTATTAGTATCCCAAGTAGTCGACCTACCAAATCCAACTGCTGTAGGATTCACCAAGCTTAAGAAAACATAGAATGAATTATCAGTATTACTGACAGAACCCACAAAGTTAGATGCGTTTAAAATTCTAAATTGATCTGTGACAATCGCAGACATATTACTAACGTTTTTATATATTTATAAATGATTATCCAAGATCCTTTCTTAGAGATCCATTATCTCTAAGCCCAAATCCTCTTCTTTGGAGAACCGGGAAGGATGATAAACCAGAATTAACAGTAAATCCAGAAACTGCAACACCGATTGCTCCAGTTCCTCTTTCAAATCCTGCAAGTCTACCCCAAGAGAATGATCCACAAGGGTTAGATCTTGATCCGGTAGTTGTTGCTATACTAATATTATCTGTTGATGATAAAATATTCGCAGTAATAATACCAGTTAAATTGGATCTTGTGAATGAATGTACATAGTATATATTATCAATAAATGCTGTTCCTACACCAACAATATCATTGTCATTACCATCAATTGATGTTACACCGGCACCAACTGTTGTATTTGAAATTAGTATTGGGAATCCAACTTCTAATGAGTTGATATTATCAGTTTGTTCAAATTCTAAATCAAATCTAATTGCTTTATCTACTCCAATTCCACTAGCAGTTGATATGCCAGTTATAATTCCACTATAACCAGATACAAATCTGATACCAGAAATAAGTTCTTTATTCGTATTTGGTAATTTTGTGATTATTGCTGGAGTTGCAGTAGTTGTATAACCAGATCCTGGATTAGTTACTGTGACTGAGGCAATAGTGCCAGCAGCAGAAACAATAGTGGTTGCAACTGCTTTCTCTTGATCTTGATATAAACCAAAATCAAATGTTCTGGTAATTGATGTAGTATTGCCTGTAGATTTGTTTAGTTCAATTTCGCCATTATTAAAGGTTTTTATACCAACAACAGTAAATGTGCTGTCTATAATTTCCAAACTGCCAACAAATGCTTTATTCAGTGAATGACCAACTCTAATTTGTGAGGTATTAATCCCAGTAATAGCAGTTGATCCAATACCAATAGTTCCAACTCTTTCCGCAACTTCTGTTTTAAATACTGTGCCTATTCCGCCGATGGGTGGTGCAATCTGAACAGCAATTGATGAAGATGGAATATAACCACTACCACCAGAAATAACTTTAACTTCTGATATAGTTCCTGCAACAGAAACTACTGATGTAAATGCTGCCCCAATGGGACTTACTAAATCTGGCAATAGTAGGGCAGAGGTTTCTCTAATTTCAATTTCGGAATTATTTTCTTCGTAATTAAAGAATTGGGCATCATCCACAAAAATCTCAGTATCAATGGGATTAAAGTTCTTTATCAACTTTGCAGTAGGATAAACTTGCCCTTCAAGAGAATCTCTCGCTTTTGTTTGCGCGTTATCATTAATTAATAGATCTCTTTTCTGTTTAGTCCATGAAACTGGTTTATCATTGGTTTCATCTATGCCATCACCAAGATATATGCCAGTTTCAACAGTATCTGCAGATATGATTGTAGATACAATTCTCTTATCCTGTGTTACAGTCCCTGTAATTGAATCATTTTTATAAATTTGAAGGTCATCACCAGGTTTAATAGTCTCATCAACATCAATTTCAACACTATCATCTCCACGAGTTCCTCTATAGAAGAATACATCAACTTTATCTTCTTTTTTGGGCGGTTCTCTAAAGATAAAGGTTGTTCCACCTTCAAATATGTAAGAAACATTAGGTTCTTGCATAACACCATTAATATAAATTAGTAAAATTGAATTAAAGTCAATTAATGAGGATGTAGTATCACTGTTATTTTTTTCAAAACTCAATAATTGTCCATTCTTAAATAATGGGAATCTAGTTCTGATACTATCTTGTCTAGATGCATTGCTATCGATGTAATCGAATTCTCCAAGTTGCCATGATGCAAAAGAATCATTAAATACCTCTTCAACTGTAAAGAAAATTTCTTCTATTGGTGACGATAGTCCTGCAGCAGTCACTAAACCAACGGGTTTTAAAACATCTCCCCTACGGAATGCATATCCAGTTTTAGAAACATAGTATTTTTCAACTTCAAAATATGAAGTACCAATACCAACTGATGATGGCCCCATTTCAAAGGTTATTGACATTCCAATACCAACATCAGTTGTATTACCCATACCCAATCTAGAAACACCCATCATAGATAAATTTTCATAAGATGGACTATCAACAGTTACGAGAGGATTCACATATCCACTTCCACCATCAATAATATTAAATGCTAATGTGCCACCTGCTCCAACAGTTGCTGTGATATTTGCTCCAGTTCCTGCGCCACCACCAGCACCAATATTGACGGAAATTGTATTTTCATTTAGTGAAGTAACTGCAGTTTGAATTCCAACAACAGGATCAGTTGATCTTGGATATAATTGTTCTGTTCTAAATCCATCACTAGAACACTTGAAGGTTAGAGATTCTCTTGCAATTTGAACAGTATCACTATTTGTCAATCCGTGGTTTGGTATCGTTAATAGTAAAGTGCCACTATAAGATGTATATTTTGCATTGGTTGGTGTTCTACTGATACCAGCAACAATAGAATTTGCAATCGCACTTACAAATGTATGTGCATATTGTTGTCCAACAGGAGATGGACCAACATTAACAGTAATCGTGTTTGCAGTTGTTGCAATAATATTCAATACTGCACCAAATGCAGCATCTGTGCTACGCGGATAAGTATGATTAGAACCATTACTGTCTAATGTACATGTAAATGTTAATGAATTGCCACCAATAGTAATAACATTATCTGTTGTTAATGTATGAGAACCTATAGTAAGTCTTAAAGTGCCGGTAGTTTGATTATAAATCGCATTAGATGCTGTAAATACTCCTTTAGAATTGTCAGCAATTGAATTTGACGAAGATCTAATAAACCTATGCACATATGAAAGATCGGTAACAGCAACTCCAACAGTTTCACCATAATATCCAGAACCAAAAGTTAAGTTGGTAAAGTATTCTCTAACTGATCCACCAGTTTCATATGTGTGTGGAATAGTGCTAGTTCCAACGTTAACTTCAAAGGTTTTTGCTGAAGAAATGCCAGTAACTGGATATACATAATCACCACTACTTCCGTCTGGGAAGATTGTAGTTGTTCCTGCTCCACTAGAACATGAGAATTCTAGACCCAAAAGATGAACATGAGTTCCAGATCCATAAAGATTATGTGGAGTATTAGTTGTAATTTTTAAAATACCAGTTTTGTCATCATATAGTGAAGTGCTGATACTAACAACTTTATTACTGAATGTTGATACACCAGATAAAGTTGCTATAGATCCACCAGCACCAACAAATGGTTTAACTTTAGAACCTACTAATGGTGCATAACCAAGACCACCTGTAGATGCGAGAGAAATCACAATTCCACCTCTTGGTATCTGATTCTGGTTTACATCAGATTCGGATATAATTACATCATCAGTCCCTGATCTAGTAATACCGGTAAAAGTTACACTTGAAATACCCGTATTAGAATCAGAAGCAAAATTGTAATTATTACCTATATTATTAACAGTATCTGGAGTTTGGAAAATATCATTAATGAATACTAAGTTACTTCCGGGTTCCAAACCTAGAGTATTTTTATCTTCACGTTTTACTGAGAAAGTTCTACCAATTCCATTAAATCCTAAAGAAATGTCATCATAAATCTTGTTACCTGTATAATCATTTCTCAAATAAACTCTACCATTAAATGATGATTTTGGTAGAGCAAGAGCACTTGCATTTAATCTATCATTATTACCCTTACCATCAGGCGCTTGGGTGAAATAAATTTTATTGCCAACTATATTGAAAGCACCTTTATAGATTCTTACTTCTGATCCATCCTGATGATTTGTGGCAGCAGATCCCACAAATCCTCTCGAAACTTGAATAACTGGGAACGTTCCAATTCCAGTGATTGGACCTGTATTTGTTGTTCCTAATCCAACATTCTGAATTTCTAAGAATTCATTATCAACTTTAAGAATATCTCTAGGTCTAATAGAGGAAATTCCTGAAAGCGACAGGAAAGTTGCACCGACTCCAATTGATCCACCACCATTATTTTGTAAATTAAATACTAATGGGGTATACATTAATGGATATTGTGTAACACCATCAACGGTAATTAATGATTTTTCAAGTTTTTTCTTCATCTCTAACTTGTGGCGATTACCAGATCCACTATTAGTATATGTGAATCCAATGCCACTACCACCTGCGGTTCCAGTTAACTTGAAACTATCTTTTGATACTCTGATAGCAAATACCTTTTCAGGCATAATGTCGGTGGTTATACCAGTAGTATGCGTTCCCCTAAATGTGGATCCTGTAGAAACATTTGATATTTCTACAGACCAGTTTGAAGTATCTGTGAAATAAATTCTATTGTCTCCACCACTAATATTAACAGATGCTGTGATAGAATTAATTCCAACAGCAAATACTGATCCTATACTGGTATTATCTCCAGAAAATATTCCTGCTCCAACTTTAATGAGTGATGTATTCGCAATACCAGTAATTACACTAGATCCTGCACCGATAACATCACCAACAAAATAAGTATTAAAGGTTTGAATACCTACTATAGTTGTATTTGCTGGGATTCCTGTTCCAAATATTTTAGCATTTGTTGTGAGACCTTCAGAATTTGCAATACCAGTAATAGTGGAAAATCCAGTTGCTATAATATCACCAGTAAATATTGTTCCATTAACAACAGTAGTTCCAATTCCAACTGAGGATGGATCAATACCAATTAGAGATGACGATGGGGTATAAATTAATTCTTCACCAGTTTCGAAGAAGTGGTCAGCAATATTAAAAACACCACTAGATTGATTTAATATTGAAGAGGTTGATGGATTAAAAGTTTTTTCAAAAATAGGAACTCTCTTATGGTTTAAATCAAAATCAATTTTATCTTTTCCAAATTCATTAAGTGAACCATAAAATGCATTCGAAATTCCTTCGCGTAAATTACCAACTTCGAAGTCTACCGGAAAGTTAAATTCATCAATATCTGCATATATGTGTTGATTATATGATTGTAATGAAATTTCATCAGATAAAAATTCAGTATCTGGATGGAACTTGACTATTGCGATAGATCCATCCATTTCCTGAGAAAATGTTCCAATTCCAGAATTGGTTCCAATATTCATAAATGGTGATTGTTGAATATTGACTCTAGATTGATCGGCAACTATTGATAAGTTATGGATGGATGTAGTATCACCAATAGAAACTTTAATAATAGATTTTTGAGTAAATTGTAACGTAGTGTCAAATTGGAATACTGTTGATATGCCAGTAATTGTTGATATTTGAGAATCAAACTTAGCAGTTCTTTCAGTTCCTGGAATTTGTCCGTCAACAAGATAATGATATGTTCCAACACCGGCAGCAGTAGATCCAATACCTACAGTCTTTGTTTTGACCATCAAATTACTATTGATGTCATTTTCAAATGACAATGAGATAATTCCACCAGAAACATTCAATCCAAATGTACCAATATTCTGACCAGAAAATTGTTGTAATGGTAGAGTATCATAGTAAAATTCTGATACATGAGTATCTGAACCATCATAATGTGCTACTACTTCAAAGTAGTTCATTCTGTTAGTATCAGTATCCAAAACTTGAGCAACTGTATATGTGGTATCATAATCACTAGATAGTGCTCTGAATACATCGGTTTTAAAACCAACTAATCCACTATTATCTGCAGGTCCGAGAGCGTTAGATCTGGCATCAATTCTAACACAACCAAATTCTGTAAATCCAATACCAATTGTAGGAGTAAATGACTCTCTATAAACTTTTAAATTGTAATTAAAATCATTTGGATTTGAGGGATCAAATACTAATGTTGGATCTCCACTGGCAGCAAAGTCGCCACTAAATTCTCCAAGTTTGTTATCCGTAAATAAATCAAGTTTATTGAATGTATATGTGTTATTATAATCATTTAATATAATAATCTCACTAAGTTGAGTACTCTGCTTATTCTCATCTGTTACTTGAACAATAAATTTAGAATAAAAATCGGTAATTGGATATTCAACAGCCTCAACAATATTATCTTTATTAAATTCTGCACTAGAGAATCTTCCACTGATGTCGTCAATTTGAAGAACTCTATTCGTTCTACATTCAATAAAATCAGCAAGTCTTTTATTTTTAAAGATTATAAATCTTGAACTATCAGAAGTTGCCTCATAATCTTGAACTAAGTCATATGAAGGTATAGTATCTACTCTCAAGTCTGATACAAGGTCAATAACAGGTGAGACGAAGGAATCTGATACTCCAATAGCAACACTTGCTTTTCCTATGACTTCAGTATCTGAAAAGTTTTTCATTCCTATAGGGTGGACATGCTTATTGACAAAATCTTTTGTTTGATTAAATGTCTTTACACTCTTTATAGTATATGAAAGATTTTGATAATAATCATTATCAGGTAACACCTGTAAACTATTATTCAATTGACCAATAGAATTTTTCCATCCAAAGTTTTTCGGACTAGAATAATCAATTGAGAATCTACCTTCATAATCTTTAATAGATTCAACTACTGCAGGAATTCCCGAGAAAACACCTTTAATCCTTTCTCCAATTTTTAAATCATAATCACCAGATACCTTAATTAAGTTTTTCTCAACAACTGTAACTTTCAAATCAATCTCTTCATTTTGTATCGATAATTTTTCGCCTAAAAAGAATAAACCAGTAACTCTATTGAGTTTAAAGGATGGAAGATTCTCTTTTTTAACAATTGAAGTGAAAGATGATTGTAGTTCTACTGGTGTTCCTGCATCAGTTGTAAACTCACTTATATCAAATCTTAAGATAGCTGGATTTGAATTAATAAACTCTGTAACTCTGAATAGGTTAAAACCATTATCTTCAGAATTAAATCCAGTTCCTGGTGTAGTTACATTACCGATATCATCGGTAAAAGATTGTCTCCGCAAACCTTCAACAAAAATTCTATCACCTTCTCTAAATGGTGGAGTATTGAATCCATCGATAGGTGGCGTACTCATTTCTAAAGTTACAATACCACCACTATAGGTTTTAATCTTTTCTACCTGAATGCCATTACTATTTCTAATTGGGAAAAGTTTATGTTGAACAGAATTCAATCCTCTCGGTTCTTGAATAATATCAACTCCAACAATAGTATTACCAGTAAAATCTGCTTTTAAAATATATTTTGAAGGATCTACTTTCTTTTTTGTAAACATATCAACCACAACCAAATCTGGTGGTGATAAGTAATTTCTACCACCATCAAGAACAGTGATTGATTCAATTTTATCAGAACCAGTTAAGGTTATCAATTTTGATATATTTGCTTCTGGTCTTAAAGTATTATCAGCAGCATATTCAAATCCTTCATTGACTATTCTATAGTTGTTTAATTTTCCTATAGTAGTTGTAGTAGGTCGAATATTCGCACTATTTCCAACACTACTTGCAGTTCCAATAACAACATCAGAAATAACAGGTAATCTTGAATAATTAGATCCTGGAGAAAGAATTCTAATATCTTCAATTGGACCAGACGCATTCAAAGAATTGGTTGTATAACTTAAAATATCAACATCATCTTGAGTGTAATTTAATTTTTCTGGAACTACTGTAGGTGAAATATTAAATGTAGTTGCCCCAATACCAAAAACTTTATATGTTGAATTATATTTACTATCAACATAAACTATTTCTGAATAATCGACTACCTCTTCATCTGGTTTGATAGATATACCATTTTTCTCAAAAGAATAATATAATTTCGTTGGCAAATTATCATTATATGTAACCGTATAAGATGATGATAATCCGGTAGAAACTACTTGCTCAATAACACTGAATGATGATGTTGATCCTGTAGAAACGAATTGGTTATTTAATTTTTTATCATAGAAGAATTTGAATGAATATTCATCCAGCGATGTATCGGAAACATCAAAAACGATATTATTATTTTTAAATACTTCAATTTGTGGATTTAAAAGACTAATTTGTTGACCCGAACCACCAGTGCTAGCAATACTGACGTTTATTGGTGGATTAAACTTAGTATCATTTATTGTTTTAGACAGTTTAAATATATTGTCATTAACTCTATAGATAAAATATCCAGATGTTGTCAATCCTGAAGCAACATCATTACTTGAACTATAAAAAATCTTTTGACCAGTTTTAAATCCATGATTATTGATCGTAAACGTATTGTCATTGATATTAACTTTATCTGAACCAAATCCTACAGGATTGATTAGAATTTTATTATAAGTTGAATCATATCTAATTTGAACTGATGTTTCGGTCCCAACACCAACAGACAATCTTGGTTTAATTAATAATTCAACTTCATCATTTGTTTTTAAATTGTGTATAGTTGAAATTGATACTTGAGTTTTAATTTTTTGAACATCTGCTGTTATTTCATTGAATTTAGTCCTAAGAGAATATTCAAAATTATTATTAGTAATTGCATCTGTAGAAACAAAATACAATCCATTAGTTGTAGTTGTTAATCCAACTTGAGTCGTAAGACCGATATAATCTTTTCCTTTATTAATAACATAAAGAGTTTGATTTATTCCATTTTCTGGAATTGTGAAACTAGTATCAGTTGTTTCAGTTCTAACAGATAGTCCAGTAACTCCACCAGGTAATCTAAGTTCTATCGTTTGATTAGATTTAAATTGATGATTTGGGAGATATATTGATTGAACTGGGACTGAAACAGTTTTTGCAGATTTTCCTAGATGATAATTTATATCTGTTGATGTACCTGTCTGTAATCCAACACCTACACTAAAAAATGGGTTGAAAAAAGTATCAAGATTTTTAGTAGAATCGAAGTGCTCAGTAACTAAAGATAAAACAATAGATCTATTTTTTACTTCAATAATGTCGGATACTGTATGTGAAGTTCCAACAGATCCACGTTTTACTCTTAAGATATTTTCTTCTGGAAAAACATTTAATACTGAAAGAGTTTCTGTTCCAATTCCAATTGATGTGCCTGCACCAATAATTGGTGGTATGGAAGAAACATATATGTCAGTTCCTATACCAGTATTTTGAGTAAGAACTTCAGTCAATCTAGTAAATTCTGAAGTTACTCCTATAGCATGAGATCCAACTACATTATTAATAAAAGTAGATATTCCTGAAACTTGGATTACATCACCATCATTTAATTCATGTGTAGCATTTGTGTGAAACTTGACTGTTTCTGGTGTTTCTCTTACTAAAATAGCATCTGCATATTTTAAGTATTGAGTTGTTATTGAATGAATTGGTTGTCCACCAATCCTAGAAACCTCAGCAGAAGAACCACCACCGCCAGTTCCGGAAAGATCATATACCAGAGAATTGCCAATCTTATAATCTTCACCACCATTTGTAATTACAAATCCATCGATAGAACCTTTAGATGTAGATGTAACTCGTGTAATTTGTTGAATTGGAGAATTTGATTCGAAAAGAAAATCTCCACCAGAATAAGGTTTGCCAGTTCTATATGGGAAAGTATTTCTAACAAGATCTGAATTGTTAAAATCGAATGTTTGATTTAAAACTTCAGTAGATACTTTTGATCTATAAGTATCTCCAATAAAATATGGGAATTTTGGATCTAATTTTCCAGTTGATATGTTTGTTGATACTCCAACAAAATATGCATATACTCCATTTGGAAATTCTGGTGTTTTTGTATATCGTCCATTATGACTATCAAGATCACCACTATCATTAAATGCATAATCTTCAATAAAATATCCAAGTTCAAAAACATCTGTAGAAGGTCTATTTTCAATATTATTGGGAGATTCTTTATAACCAGTTTCTATTCTTCTAGTTACTGAATTATTATCATTGGGATCATCAAATCCATATGGTCCATAAATTGGATTTCCATCATTTGCCCATCCAATAACTTTAGAATGTTCGTCCTCACTATTAGAATCTAAGAAAGTTGTTCCATCACGATCCGTTGAGTAACCGACAATACCATAAGATAGATTATCATTATACTCAATTAACAATTCATCAGAGAATCTTTTTAAATTATTAACTCTCAAATGTCTCACATTAGATTCTAATACAACATTTTTTCCGGGTGGTTTTACTTTAATAGATGTTTTGGCATCTGTATATCCAGTTCCCGAATTGATAATGATGACATCTTTGATTCTACCATTTTTAACTACTGCCCTCATCTTAGCGCCTACACCATCACCAACAATTTCTAAATCTGGCGAAGCAGTGAAAAATTTACCTCCATTCTGCACATCAACGGCAATAATTCTTCCTCTCTTCATGATTGCCTTTAATTGAGCACCTAAACCAGTCTTAACTGTAACTACAGGATTTCTATGAAAATTTAAAATATTTGATCCATAATTAGATCCTTTTTCGTAAACATATGCATTTACAATAGACCCTCTAACAACTGGTGTTGCCAGAATAGTATTAGCAATACCAGTTCCAGATCCGTATTCGGCATTAATTACAACTTTAATTGGTGGATATGAAAATGATTGATATCCTTCACCAGAAGTGCTCCCAAAACTTACATAATTTCTTCTATTGTAATCTGTTACAGCACCTCCAACTGCCGTTGCCAATTTAAAACTGGCATCGTCTACCTTAAGAATTCTATATTGAATTGAACTTGATAGACCAGAAATACTAGATGTTTCAAAATTATAATCAACTAAGTCCCCATCATTAAATCCATGATCTTCAAAATTAATTTTGCTTTCTAATGTAGAAATACCAATTGGACTTACTTGCAAATTCCTATTTTCATATCCATATCCGGGATTTAATACTTTAATTTCGGAAACTACATTTTGCTCATCATAAGTTCTAAATTTATGAATTCCTCCAGTACCAATTGTTGTGAATCCAACTGTATTGATACCCGAATTATATTCATCAATATTTCTATAAAGATATATTGATCGAGTATTAATAATCTGAGGATAGTATATTCCACCATTCACAAGAGTTTCATTTTGATCTAAATTTGATGCATTAAACGATCCAATTCCTAACGGTGAATTTCCATTAGAACTGTATACAAGTCTTTGACCATCAACAATATTGTGAAAATCTTCAAATGTCAACGTATCATTGTCAATGTCGATACCACCAGTTATAGCAACGCCAACTCTCGATGCGTTAAAATCAATATCTCTAAACTGTTTTGATACAACTGCTTCTAGTAAAGCATCCTTACCATTACCACCATATACATTGGTTGATAATACTCTATTGATACTAAAATTCTGTGGATCAACTTTTACTTCTTTTATACTTCCACTAACTACTGCTTGTGCTTTTGCAGTTATCCCAGAACCAACTGATGGGTCGGAAATTTCAATGAATGGTGGATTGATTACATCATAATCTGTTCCACCATTTAAAACTTTAATATTTTCTATTGGACCATAATATACTCTATCATCTGATTTATAACTATGAACTTCAACACCATTAATTAAAATACCAACCTGACCAGAATTTGTTGGAGTATCAGTTCCAGATTCAATGTTAGTTACTAATGGTATTTTAGTTAACGAATTTTTTTGTTTTAGAGTTTTTCCGTATTGCTGCTTTAATGTGAATAAGTGAGAAGTTAATGTATTGAATTCTGTTTTATGGAATTGAACAGTTTGATCAGTTCCAATAAAAGATCTGGCATTATAAAGTTTTATTCTATTACTTCTTGCAGGATTAATGTCTTTAATAACTTCAACATAATAATTTCTTTCAAGTTCTAATCCAACAATTGGATCTCCACTTCCACTGTATATTACCTCATCACCAGTGATAAATGGCACATCAACATCTATTGAGAAGATTGAATACTTTCCTGTTGTTGGAACGAATCCTTGAAATATATTATCTAAATTAGTAGATGAATCTATTTCAATCAGTGAGCTAGATATATTTTTTTGTATTGTATAGTCTGGGAGAGAGTTTGATGCAACATACATACTCTCATTTCTTTGATTATATGTATTTTGAACATTTGCCTGAATTCTGTTGCTATCTAATGATGCTCCTGACGAAGAGGCATAATTATATTTTTTTCTTATACTTAGATTTGTAGTTGACGCAACGGTGATATTTTTATCTAATGTAACTACATTGCCTGATATAGCAGTAACTTGTGCATCAGCAACAACTATACTTTCTGCGTTTCTATTTAAAACATCTGTATAGTCATTAACCTTTAAACTAGACTTATCTGGTGTTTCGAATAAAGTTACTAAGTTATTTGCAAAACTTTCAATCTCATATCTTGCTCTAACATTATAAATCCAACTATTAAATGCAAATTGTTTATAATTGTCATTATTATTCCGAATACTCTCACCAAGATTTTTAACCTCAATTAGATCATCTTCAAATAACAGGTCATATGATTCTTTATTCTCAATATCTGACATTACGCCAGAGATTCTCATTGATACTTTATCAGATGGATCACCATTTGCATATCCAAAAATGGTATCTGTTCTTGAATATACAGTATCTGTTGGATTAATGGCATTTGTCACACCAGTGCATCCGAAGAACTGAGTTACACTCTTACTGCCATAATCAATTATATTATCACCACATATAACAGTTCCCGTCTGCCCAAATCCAATAGTGCTATCAACACTTATAACAGATCCACCAATAGAAACATTATCGGATACTAAAGTATTTGGTGTTATATTAAATGTTCCTTCAATTAAACTCTTCTCATTATATCCAGAAAATAATTGAACCTTATAAAATGTTTTTTTATTTCTTGTTATAATTTCAACTTCAGATACTGGTCCAGTTGCAGTATTCTGAAAGTTGCTGATCATTTGACCAATCAACTTATTAGGATCTCCACTGATAACCTCAGTTACAAGAACTCTTCTTCTAATATATTCTGCAACTGATGGTTTTAAAAGAAAATCCTCAAGGTTGATAATTTTAGGTACTTCATTATATAAAATTTCAAATAAAATTCTAAATGCTTCTTCGGTTCCTTTACTCTGATAGAAGTCCCGAATTTGCTTTATAAAATTATTTACATTTAATGTGCTAACAAAATTAACGTCTTCAAAACCAGGTGCAAGAAGATATTTTATTTTACGATAGAATTCTCTAAGAAATAATGAACTTAGATTTTTAATCTGACTACCATCAGTATGTGTAGATGCGGTAGATGATGTGAATACCAGTTCTTCTGGATTTAAATTATCTCTATATGATGTGATCCCACTAAAACCACGAATACATCCAGTAAAACTATTAGTTGTTATACCAGTATAAGTAATGACTTCATCATCAATTTTTATTAAACCATACTGTTTAGGGAAACCATTAGTTGTATTGACATTAACTATAGTATCTGATACCGAAACATCAGATGTTATACTATTGTGATCAGTTAAAATTTCTGGAGTTAAATTATTAAGACTTAGATATTGGTCTAAATTTTCGACAATATCAATTGTGCCTCCCTGAAATTCTTGGGAAACATAATACTGCTTCAAAAATTCTACTGTCTTCGGACTTTCGGATAGTAGAAATTCAGGTAATTGATTATCAACAATCTGTTGGACTTTTACTCTAGAATTGAAACCAGTTGTAATCATATCTTCTCTCTATTATTTCCTTGTTATTTGTCCATTTGAATAACTAGATCTTACTGGGAAGTTAACACCAGAAATCTGTTCTCCAGAAGCAATTGTATCCCTAACCATATTTATATTGCTTTTTGAAATATCAAAGATTAAATATAGATCCTGCAAACCAATAACGTCATTTGATTCTGGTATTGCTTGAATCTCAACAACGTTTTCTGGTAAGTCTGTAGAAACAATATTAATTGTATTAACAATAATCTCACCCTTCTTATAGTTTACAGTGCCAATTGATTTTTTAACAACTTCGAAGGTATTTGGATCTAGAGTTGGTTTAACAATTGATAGTAGACCAATATCACCATCAGCACTAGGCACATCTAGGAAGTATACTGTTTCTACTTCCCCTGCAATTTTAAATCCAGTGCTCTTAACATTATATCCATTCAGATTTTTATGGAATTTATTTCCATAGCAAATTTCATATTGTGCGAAGGTATTTGAAATAGCATTGAGATTTCTTCTCATTCTCACTCTAGTAATATTAGAAGTGATCGAATTATCTACATTATCGATAATTTGTAAAATTTTACTATACTTGAATCTTCCACCAAATTTATTCATATCAACAGTTTTAGAATGTTGATTGAGAGAGGTTACAATATTACTTCTGATTGATTCAACATCCTTTGCTTTAGATGTGTCATAGAAGACGTCTGAATCAATTTCAACAAATAGTAGTTTTAGATCTGTAAGTTCTTGTTTAACACCAGATACGGTGTATTGTTTTAAATCATTAAGAATTTGTGTCTTTGCAAAATCGGAAATTGCAAAACCATTTTTTGGTTTTATACTAATAATAACCTTTCCAAATTCTGGTGGATCAAGTTCTTCACCACCAACAACCGAAACTGATTCGGTGCTTGGATATATCTTTTGTATAATTGCCTCGTAGTCCCTCGCAGTAACAGCACGATACTGCGATGCATACACTCTAGGTGCAAAGTACTTGATTGAGTCTATCTGCTCAATGTCGCCCCCTCCGGTGGAGGACGCGGTTGTTGATACTGTTACTGAATTTAAAGGATTTGTAATAATTCCATTACTGTCAGTGGTTGTTCCTGCATAAGAAAATAATGATGGACCATTACCACTTTGCCCATCAGTTGCAATATAAGTTACTTTAATTGTAGTGCCAGTTTCTAATTTCTTACCAATGATACCGTCACCAAATAGTAACTCATATCTTTCATCAGCAACTTCTTGAATTAGATATATTTCAGAGTTTTTATCGACAGTAATAATATTATCAACCTGCTTATATTCCCGATTACCAACAGTTATAATAATTGTTGAAGTATCAATACCAGGATTACTTAGAATAAATTTTTGATCTTGAGAATTATTAACTGTAAACTCTTTAGTTAGATATGTACCTTGATAAACTTCAATATCATTAAATGCAGCATCTCCTCCAATTACATTAGAACTAATATCGGAAGGAATTGAAAATGTATATTGAGAATTATCGACTGCACCTACACAAACAAGACCTGCTTTTAAGATTAATTGATTGGAAGATGCTGATGTATTGATTGAAAATGATATACTTGCTTTTGCTGCAGTCTTTGATCTTGGAACATATCCAATATTTCTTGCTAATGAAACAACATTCTCTCTTAATGTTGACGAATCCAAGAAGGATTCATTCACAACCATATTAGAGTTGAATGCTGTGATATACGTATTATATGCTAACGTATCGATTAAGATAGAAAAATTAGATCCTTCAAAGTCAAAATCCGTAAACGTTGAGTTAGCACGGAGATAGTCCTTGATGGATGATTTTATCTGATCAAAATCTAGATTGGTAAACTTAGTGAAAGGCATTATATTATCTGGTTGCCTCTAGGATGAATGTAAAATCTTGTGGCGGAACCTCTTGACCAATAATATTAAAGCTAATGGTAATTTCAAACTCATTTTGATCTGGTTTGGGATTTACCTGAACATTAAGTCTATCAACTCTTGGTTCATAATTTTCAATGGCAACAGTTATTTGTTGCTGTAAAATAGATGCTGTACCAAAATCAATGAAGTCAAATAGACTAATTTTTACATCCGAACCAAAGATTGGATTAAAAAATCTTTCACTTGGAACTGTGTTCACGATATTGCGAACACTTCGCTTAATTGCATCTTCATTATTAAGAGCAAGGATATCATTAGTCACAGGATGTTTATCAAATGATAAACTAATGTCCTTGAATGCTCGCGATATCCTTTGAACCACAATAGATCTAGAGATTATACTTGTTTTTATTTATACCCTTTTCAGAATAATTCAGTATTCTCATCAATTTTTTCATATAAGTCTTCTTGATTCACGGTATCGTATTTTTTTGGTGTTAGATTATCATTTGAAATTTCACGAAGCATCTTTTGATGCTGATGATTTGCCAAATTATCTAGAAAATCGTGTTCTGAAGTCATTTTTTCGTTTTGATAGTAGTCAGTAACCAGTTTTGTGGTTCCCCACATATCTCTCATATAATTAGCATTCCTATCAACAGGTGAATTGCCCATTTTATCTCCTTATGTTCATGAAATGATCATTGTTATTCCGTATTATTATTTATTTTCTTCTTCTTCGCGCTCTTTTGCAGTTTTCCAGTAATATTCATCTTCACGACCCATTCCCAAACGATCGAAACCATTCTCAACTTGATAATATTGAGTCGAAACCTTAAAATCAGGTATTTTGGGTTCAACAGGAGTCAGACTATTATCATAAATGCGTAATCTATTGTTTGGATATAGTGCATACTGTCCATTTTCCAGTTCAATTAGGTTATGGGACTTATGTTCATTAGGACTTTCACTAGTTGCCCAATCAACATAGTCCGGATCATGATGATAATTATCAATCGTACAGATATAAGTACCCTTTACATTGCCATGATCCCGTGTATAACACTCAAAGTCCATTGAACCAATGAATTTCTTATCAACTGATACCACACCATAGTCCATACAATTCCAGAACTGCAGGTTAGGTAGACTCATATCAGGTGTAGGAGTCTCAGGATCTGCTACAAAGGCACTGATAGGCAATTTGTCATACATTGCAGCATATTCTGGTAGATAGGTCTCAAAATAAAAAGCACGCCCAGGAATCGATTTAACCGATACCCAGACGCCTTTAACAAATTCCCCATGACCAGATTGATGATCAGTAAGATATTCTTTACGAACCCATACTTCCTGTGATGGAAGATTAGCAATCAAACATGCCATATAATAAGTTTATAACTTCCTTATCTATTCATCCACGCCCTTGTCCACGATAACGTTTTTTAGATGCATTGCGAGACGACGCGGCGAACTTAGTTCCTTTACCACTACCTTGCCGAGACTTTTTGGGGGTCCCGGTGGCATAACCACTTTTATTTAAACCTGTTTTTGCTTTTGCCATGATTTTGTTTCTCCAATAATAATAGTTTCGACATCCCCTGCTTTAGGAATACCAGTATTATAGTATTCCTTTGCTAAATCCTCCATAAGATCCATGTACTCTATTTCTGACATGTTCTCATGAAGAATCTTACCGTCTCTCTTAACAGTATAACGATCTGGCATCAGATAACACGAGTTTTTTCGTGCCCGACTCTGATACGAGGATCACACCATATCTCAAATCCTGCATCAATCGCATCAAGACAGAATGATACATCCTCTCCACACATATCCTGCACTTCACCAGATTCAAAAACTTGCATCTTCGGAGCAAACCATGGGTATTTGATTTTCTCATGCTCAAAAACTCCGTTTTTAATTAGAAGCCATCCAAATCCTGCATAGTCTACCGTGAATGGTTTACGACGCTTGGCAATACTTTCAAGTGTTTCATGATTCATAACTCCGCCATTACTACGGAAATCTTCCTCGTCCATCCAATGGGCAACAGATGTGGTTTGACCATCTTCTGTGCAATACCATCCACTTGCAATATCCTTTTCCATCAATACAAGTTGCCAGAACTTTTCGACATTGAATACAATATCACTATCAATCCATAATTGATAATCATATTTTAATTTGCCGTCCCATGGTTTTTGATCAGGACCACGTAATACATTTGCTCCAAGACATTTGCATCTTGCAAAGTTCACCATAGAACTATAATCTTGAGAAATTTGTATACTAGCACCTGCTTGTACTAAATCAAAACATAATTGAACAAAATTCTTTAAGTAGGTGTATGATACACCTCTTCCAGGTAAGCAAAATACTACACTCTTACCTTTGATAAGTTCTTTTGCATATTCATAATCCCACTCTGGGGTTTGTGCTTCTTTAACAGGCGTTTTTGCCTTTACAGTAAATCCTTTAGCCATAAGAAAGAGTAGTTACATCAGTATCATATCATATTATGTAGCGTGTGTCAATTAATCATTAACCTCCGTGATGATAATAGAATCTCCATCAACTTCTAAATTGATTTCAGTTCCTTCATACCATCCATATTCACTAATGATCCATTCTGGTATTGTTAAATGATATTCACCACTTACAGAATCGACTTCTACAGTGGTAATATTTTGTCCGGGATTTTTTTGCATATATGCGAACCTCACATCTGTTTTTATATAGCGAAAAAAAAATTTATAGTGCCCTGTAAAATTTTATACTATTATAGACTTATCTGCCGTCCGTAACACTTTGTAGGTTAGGGTAGTTAGGCGTTTTTGAAACGGGGGCACCCGCCCCCATACTGCTGCTGTCACGAACGAACGGGGTCAGCGCACATCACCCAGTGCCGTCGCCGTGGTGCTCTGGTTAACAGAGCGGGAACCTGCACCAGTGCGAACGCGGGAGGATCCTCCTTTGATACGGTTTGCCCAACGATTAGCGGAAGCACCGTGAGCAATGGGCAGGCGGGTGACCTTGAATTGGATTCCGTCGATGGTTGCGGTTGTCATGAGGGTGATTCGCTTGGTTGTATTGTAGCACGGAAAGGGGGGAGATCCCCTTAGAGTTCTGCCATCATCTCATTCATCTCATCGGCGTCGATCGCAGGGTCGTTCCACTTAACGCCGTCGCCAGTGGCACCCAGAAAACGACCGATCTGTCCGTCAGTCATACAGCGAACGAACTTGGTCCAAGGGGTTTCGCCTTCGGCAAACTTAACGCAAGCGCGAGCGGTGTTGTAAAGGAACTCATCGTTCCCGATCCACAGGGAAGCGTTCCAAGTTTCGTAGTTTGCCCAACCGTTCATGATGTCCTTTGTTTGTTTGCTGTGCTTATCATAGTCCATAGAGGGGGTCCGTCTACCCCCTTTGGACCAGTTCGCTGACCGTCACACGCTTTGTTGAAACTTAGCGTTGCTGAAGTTTGCATAACTGAACTGCTCACGATTAACCAGTTTAACTGTACCAAACTCATTGGAGTAGACATAACCCTCACCACCGATTGGAGTCTGTCCGATGTATGCCTTAGGACCATCATTACGGCAGAGATATATTGCATCCTCTTTAATGGACTTAACTAACAACCAGAAACTGATGAGTTTCTCATTCATAAAGGTTGATGCAATCACGGGACGATTCTCACGGATGCATGAGTTAAGTTCCTGCTTAATTAACTTTGCTTCCTTATCTGATACAAACTCAATGTTCTGTGCCATTATCTTAGCGAAACGAATTACGTCGTCTAAGTCATGAAATCTCTTCAATCCATCGTCATAATAACCAGAGGCAATCGTTGCTCTGGGTGTCACAAACTTACAGTAAGATGTGTTTGTGATGATGAACTTCATAGGGTGTGCGATTGCATCCCTTAAGTCACTCTCTGCTGTGTAATACGTATGGGGTGCAACAATTATTTTTTCTTCTACAATGTCATCGAACTGATACGTGATTGTGTTTGGTGTATATTCATCTGTGCCACCGAATCCGATGAAATCACCCTGATAAATTCCATTCCCGCGTTGACGAGGCAACCAATCAAAACAAGCGTGCAAAATGTCTGCAACTGCCCCTTTATGATTCTGATCGATGTCATTGTGAGATTCGTTGATTTTGATTTTTACTTTGTTAAACACGGATTTGGTGCCAACAAAGAAGTTGCCCGTCGCGGGGTTGGTGCCCCATACGATGGCAGGAGCGCCGTCCATCTTGACGCTTAGGTGCCCCTCTGTCCTTAGCAGATCCAGAACGGTCAGGTCCCCCGTGAGGATCAGGTCTTCGGGGTGTTCGATGTGCTTGTTTTGCATATCCAAATTGTAGTCGGTAAGGGGGGCGTTCTGGGGTGGCAGTGTGCCACTATGCCAACCGCATACCGTCAAAGAAAGGAATCGGTGATCCCTGATAGTTTACAAACCACTGAAAGTTCTTTTGAAAAACATACTCACCGTCCATTCCGAAGGCAGAAAGTAATGCATTCAGGCGTGACTTAGTTGTCTTTGATTGATACCCACCGTCAAACAATTGCATCCAATCTTGACCGATCGTGGCAATTCTGCTACCGTGGAGATACACGTCAGAGGTTCCCTCCCATCCAGGGATGACCGTCGTGTTAGCAGATGACCAACGCTCGTCGTTCTGGATTGCTGCGACCATCTGGGTTTCGATCTTACGCATGTTTGGTGTCGTTGTTTGATCTGAAAGTACAATAGGGCATTTTGAGCGCCGTGCGTCTTTTGTGTGCCACTTATCCAACTGGTCAGGCAGCCGACCAGTTTGTGACACTTAGTGCCTCACATTGCATCAATTTGTCTTTGAATCGTTTCGTTTCTTTCGTTGATGACTTCCATCATATCAGAATCTAATAGATCGATGAGAAGATTGGCACCCAACAAAATAACAATGGCAGAAAGACAAATACGCATGAGTTTGTGTTAATGAAGAACAGAGAGGTTAGTGTCAGTTACCGAAGAA